TCTATATGATATTGCCGATGATATTAGTTACAAATCAAGAAAAAATTATACACTAAATCACCTTATTGAAAGAATTAAAATCTATAATGAAGAAAACTTTAATTATGATATTGTAAATATACCTCTAAAAGACTAATGGGAGAAGAGTTCTATTGCATCTTAAAATTAGTATCAGGAGAGGAGATTCTATCACTCATTATGGTTGATGAGAATGATGGCGATCCGATACTAGTGCTACAAAATCCTGTCATTATGAAATCGATGACGGACTCTACCGGTGGTTCTTATGTTAAGATTAAACCTTGGATAGAAATGTCTAGTGATGATATGTTTTTGATTAAACTTGATAAGGTTATTACTATGACTGAAACAAAAGATACTAAATTAATTCAATTATATGAATATTACCTTAATGAAGATTCTATAGAAGTGTATAAACCATCTGGGCGGATTAAACCATCATCCTCGATGGGTTACGTGTCTTCGGTGAAAGAAGCTAGAAAAAAACTGGAGAATCTCTTTAAGGGTAATAAAGAAAGCTAGTACTTATCTTCAACGGAGACAAACCTAGTCTACACACATTTTCAATACTTGTCAAGCCTCATAAACTTGTGCTATAATAATCATAACTTATATTAAAAGTCCGATGTTATGCCTAAAAAGAAATCAGAACATTATGTAAATAATAAAGAGTTGTTAGAAGCTCTTATTGTTTATAGATCTAAAGTAGAAAAGGCAGAGCAAAAGTACTTTGAGAAGTATGGTAAATATCCTCCTAAAAGCGGTAAATGGGAAGGGAAACCTAGAATTCCAGATTATCTTGGAGAATGCTTTTTAAAGATTGCTACTCACCTTTCATACAAACCAAACTTTGTAAATTATATGTTCCGTGAGGATATGTGCTCCGATGGAATAGAAAATTGTGTTCAGTACATTCACAACTTCAATCCAGAAAGGTCTCAGAATCCTTTTGCTTATTTCACTCAAATTATTCACTATGCTTTTTTGAGAAGAATTCAAAAGGAGAAAAAGCAATTAGACATTAAGACCAAGATTATTGAACGCACCGGGTTTGATGAGGTTATGACAATTGATGACGGCTTGCTTTCTGGGAACAATTCGGAGTATAATAGTATGAAGGACGCAATCCAGTACAGAAACGGAAATCGATGAAGGTAGCAATTCTTTCTGACACCCATTATGGCGCAAAAAAAGGTTCAAAGCATCTTCACGATTACTTTGAACTATTCTATAAGAATGTCTTTTTTCCTGCCCTTGAAGAACACGGGGTAGAGACAGTCATTCATATGGGTGACGCATTTGATAGTCGTAAGTCAATTGATTATCAAAGTCTGGAATGGGCAAAGAGAGTTGTATTTGAACCTCTTAAAAAATATGATGTTCATATGATTGTTGGTAATCACGATTGTTACTATAAAAATACCAATAATGTAAACTCTCCTGCTCTTCTTCTCAAGGATTATCCAAATATTAAAACATATAGTTCTCCAACAAATACTAAAGTTGATGGAATAGATATGACTTTTATTCCTTGGATTTGTAGTGAGAACTATGACGAAACCTTAAAAGTAGTTAAAAAATCCAAGGCAAAGGTTGCTTTTGGGCATCTTGAACTTAAAGGATTTCGTGTCAATAAACATCTTGTAATGGAAGAACATGGACTGGAAGCGAATCTTTTTTCAAACTTCACAAAGGTATTTTCTGGTCATTACCACACTCGTTCTGATAATGGAACTGTGTTCTATCTCGGTAATCCTTATGAAATGTATTGGACGGACGTAAATGATACTCGTGGATTTCATATCTTTGATACCGAAACTCTAGAGCACACTCCAATTAACAATCCTTATAAATTATTCTATAACATTTATTATGATGATACTCCACATCAAACCTTTGATGCTTCTGAGTACTCCAATAAAATTGTTAAAGTGATTGTTCGTAAGAAATCCAAACAAAAAGATTTTGAGAAGTTTATTGACAAACTCTATAAAGTCGGTATTCAGGATTTGAAGATTGTTGAAAACTTTGAAATTCAAGAGAATGAAAACTTTGCAATTGACGAAGAAGAAAATACCATTTCAATTTTGAATCGTTATATTGATGAATCCGAATGTGATTTTGATAAGAATAAAATCAAAGGTATATTTCAAGACCTCTATAAACAAGCTTGCGAAGTAGAATAAAATGTTTCTTCTCACACTCAAGGGTCGTAAAGATGATGGAGCATATGCCGTTCCTGACCAATATGGAGAAAAAGTGTTATTTTTATTTGAAGAAGAGGATGATGCCACTCGTTATGCTATGATGCTTGAGGATGATGAAGACTATGAAAAAGAAATGGAAGTCGTTGAAGTTGATGATGAACTTGCCATAAAAACTTGTAAGACGCATAATTACAAGTATGCCGTAATTACTCCTGATGATATTGTGATTCCTCCTAAAAATGATAACCTTTAAAAAAATTAAATGGAAGAACTTTTTAAGTACCGGCAATAACTGGACTGAAGTTGATTTCCAAAAAAATCATACAAATCTAATTATCGGAACGAATGGTGCGGGTAAATCTACTATTCTTGATGCATTAACGTTTGTTCTTTTCAATAAACCATTCCGTAAGATTAATAAACCTCAACTAGTCAATACGACTAATGAGAAAGATTGTCTTGTTGAAATTGAGTTTTCTGTAAATAGTCGTAATTATTTGGTTCGTCGTGGAATTAAACCAAATGTTTTTGATATTGAAGTAAATGGAAAGCAACTTCACAAGGAATCTGATGATAGGTTAAATCAAAAAATTCTTGAGGAAAATATTCTAAAGGTAAATTACAAATCTTTTACTCAGATTGTGATTCTGGGTTCAAGTACCTTTGTGCCTTTTATGCAACTCACAACTGCCAATCGTCGTGAGGTAATTGAAGACCTACTAGACATTCGTATTTTTTCTGCGATGAATGCTCTGATTAAGGAGAAGATTCGTCTTCAAAAAGACGAAATCAAATCCCTTCAATTAAAAAAAGAAAACCTTAAAGATAAGGTTGAGATGCAGAAGAGTTTTATTGAAGAACTTGAGAATCGTGGTAATGCCAATATAAATGCCAATAAAGAAAAGATTACCAAGTTAGATGCCGAAGTTGGCATTTATATGAACGAGAATGCCAGAACCGAAGAAGAAATATTTAAGTATGTGAAGGAGCAAGAGGAAGTTACTGGTGCCGCAGAAAAGTTAGGAAAACTTAACAACCTTAAGGGTAAAATCTCCCAAAAAGTATCTGTCATTACCAAAGAGCATAAGTTTTTCTCCGAAAATACGGTATGCCCTACTTGCACACAAGGTATTGATGAGAGATTTCGCCTAGATAGAATTGCAGATGCTCAAACTAAAGCAAAAGAACTCCAACAGGGATTTAAAGAACTTGAGGAGACTATGAAATTTGAAGAAGAACGAGAGCGTCAATTTGTAGTTCTATCAAAGGAGATTACGAAACTCAACCATGAGATTTCTCAAAACAATACTCGGATATCACTCAATCAGAGACAAATCCGAGACCTTGAATCTGAAGTTCAAACTATTACCGAACAACTTAAAAACAGAAATACTGAACATGAGAAGTTAGAAGAATTCAGAGAAAATCTCCAAAAAACTTTTGATGACCTTTCAACAAGAAAGGAAGAAATCGTACACTACGATTTTGCCTATTCCCTACTCAAGGATGATGGTGTAAAAACGAAGATTATCAAAAAGTATCTTCCTTTCATCAATCAACAGGTGAATCGTTATTTACAGATGATGGATTTTTATATTAATTTCCATCTTGATAGTGAGTTTAATGAGAGCATTAAGTCTCCAATTCACGAGAACTTTTCTTATAGTTCTTTTAGTGAAGGTGAAAAGGCTCGTATAGACCTTGCTTTAATTTTTGCTTGGCGTGAAGTTGCAAGAGTCAAAAACTCTGTAAATTGTAATATTCTTTTGTTTGACGAAGTTTTTGACTCCTCTCTTGATGGATTTGGAGCTGATGAGTTCCTTAAAATTATTCGTTATGTAATAAAAGACACTAATATCTTTGTTATTTCCCATAAAGCTGGGTTAGAAGAAAAGTTTGAATCAACACTTAAATTTGAAAAGAAAAGTGGATTCTCATATAAGACGGAGTATTAGATTTATAAATAATTATATCAAATACTTCGTCCAATATGATAATAGGATATATCTATCAAATTAAAAATATTGTTAATGGTAAGTTTTATATTGGTAAAACTGAAAAAACTATTAAGTATAGATTTTCTAATCATATATCTGCTGGAAAAAATCCAAGAGATTATTTTCATAATGCTATTAAAAAATACGGCAAAGAAAACTTTACGATTGAAATTATAAAATATGTTTATGATGATGATGATATTAATGAATTGGAAAAACATTATATTGGATGGCTAAAACCACAATATAATTTAAAGGAGGGTGGTGAAGGTGGAAGACACAATCCACAAACTATAGAGAAATTAAAAAATTGGAAAAAAACTGAAGAGCATAAGAAAAAATTAAGTGAGGCAAGAATGGGAGTAAAACCACTAATTACTCCAGAAAGAAATGAAAAAATATCTAAAAAATTAAAGGGTAGGAATAATTGGTCTAAAGGTAGAAAGTGGTGGAATAATGGTGAAGTGAGTGTTTTATCTTTTGAGCAACCAGATGGATTTGTGAAGGGTAGGATTGAAAAGCATAAGAGTGGATTGAAGAGGGGTCTGGATGTTGGGTATAAAATGAACTTATCTGAAGAGGAAATACAAAGAAGAAAAACTCATATGTTAGAAATACGAAATGAGTATTGGGACAATAAATAAACTGGCACATCCCTGCCGCACGAGGCAGGATTCTCGTATAAAGTAGAATCATAAGCACAAGACCGATGAAACTTCCAAACTGGCAGCATCACAGTAAAAAAGAACAGAAGCGGAAACTGAAACCGCAAGCACTCCGACAAGCAAAGGCACGTCGCCAAGCACTCAAGAAGCGTCTTCTTCACGGAGACGCTTCTTTTTTTATAAATAATTAAAAAGTTTTGGAAAAATGAGAGAACAAGAAGTTAGAGAGCTCTATGAAGCTTATTTGCAGGTTCATCAACCTCAAGAAGAAGTAGAACAACTTGATGAACTTGCTCCTGCTACACCTAGAAATCGTCAAAGAGCAGTAAACCGCAGACAAAGACAATTTGACAGAACTCCTATGTCAAATTCAACTGGTGGTAGTGGAGAAGAAAGGGCAGCATTAAGTAGATTAACTCGTGCTGAAAGATTGTCAGCAGCGGCGTCAGAAAGAAGAAAGGTTGATGAAAATTATGATGCTTTTGATGTCATCCTTGAGCACCTAGTTGCCGAAGGTTATGCCGATACAAATGAAGCAGCACTTGCTATTATGGCAAATATGAGTGAAGAGTGGAGAGAAAGTATTCTTATTGATGAAGGTTTATTTGGTGGTGGGGGAAGAGTTAGTGGAATTGAAGCGAGAGATAAATTAAATCAGATAAAGGGACCAAATCTTAAAGGACCTCAAGGTGTAAAGGGAGATACTACTCTTCCTACACCAAATCCTTTGGTGCCTTTAGCTAGCAAATCTAAACCCAATAATTCACAAACTGCTTGAGACCACTTCCAAAACTGGCACACAAGAGGGTTTCACCACCCTCTTTTTTTGTATAATACTCTCATATCGAACAAATCTAAATGTCCGTTAAGTTTGAAGTTAAAGGGTCTCTTGCTCGTCTTCTGGCAACAGAAGACCTTGTGGTTGAGCATAGGAAGGTGGAGACCGCTTGTTTTAACGTCCATACTAGGGTATTGACTCTTCCTATGTGGGAAAAAGCAAGTGATAATGTTTATACTATGTTAGTTCTCCACGAAATTAGCCACGCACTTTGGACCCCTAATTTTGATTGGACTAAAGATCGTAAGATTCCTGGACAATTTGTAAACATAGTAGAAGACGCCCGTATTGAAAAACTTTGTAAAAGGAAGTATCCAGGTTCTCCTAAAAGTTTCTATGCCGGTTATAAGGAACTTTCTGATGATGATTTCTTTCAGATTGGTGATGATAATCTGGAAACTTATAATCTTGCCGACCGCGCAAACCTGTGGTTCAAGGTTGGCAACTTCACCGATGTTCCAATTGAGCGTGGTGAAGAGACTGATATTATCAATTTGATTGCTGATGCCGAAACCTTTGCCGATGCGCTAGTTGCCGCAGAAGAACTGTATAAGTATTGTAAGCAAAAGCAGCAGGAAGAGACTAAGATTTCTCTTGATAATCTTGAGTCTCAGCAGAGTGGTGCTGATAATCAACCTGCTTCTGATTTTAGTGATCAGCAGGAAGGTGAAAACGATCAACCCGAATCTGAAGGTTCTGCGTCCGATCAAGGTTCTCAGCAGCAGCAACCTCAACAGCAAATTTCCAATCGGGGTGGTGAGAAAAATGAAGAACCCGAAGTAAAAACCGTAGATTCCCTTGAAGAATCTCTTAAAGAACTTGTCAATCAGAATGGTTATGAGAATGTTTATCTTGAACTTCCTAAACTTGATCTGAAAAAAATTATTGTTTCTAACTCCGAAATTCACTCCAAGTGTAAGGAACAGTGGGATTACTATCTTGAAAAGCACGAATATACCGAATCAAATATTTTTGGTGAAGTGGATAAGAAGTTTGTGGATTTCAAGCGTTCGGCACAGAAAGAAGTTAATTATCTTGTAAAAGAGTTTGAGTGTCGTAAGGCAGCAGACTCCTATGCTCGTGCCACAACTGCCCGCACGGGTGTTCTGGACTGCACCAAACTTCATACCTATAAGTATAATGAGGACCTCTTCAAGAAGGTTACAACTCTCTCCGATGGTAAAAATCACGGTCTGGTATTTGTTCTGGACTGGTCTGGTTCTATGGGTGAAGTGATGTTGGACACCATTAAGCAACTCTTCAATCTTGTATGGTTCTGTAAGAAAGTGTCTATTCCTTTTGAGGTTTATGCCTTTACGAATGATTATCCTATGGTTTCTTACGGTGAAGACGGTAAGGCAAATCTTCGTGAACTTTCATATCAGAAGAAAGACGGACTTCTTCAAGTGGGGGAGTGGTTTAGTATGATGAATCTTCTTACAAGTAAAGTAAATGGCAAAACTCTAGAAGAACAAATGAAAAATCTATTCCGTCTTGCTGTTGTCTTTGGTCGTAGTCATTATTCTGCCTATCCTGTTCCTGTTGGTATGAATCTTTCAGGAACTCCTTTGAATGAATCTCTCGTCTCCTTGCATCAAATTATCCCTAAGTTTCAGAAAGAACATAAACTTCAAAAAGTTCAGTGTGTAATCTTGTCCGATGGTGAAGGTCAAGGTCTCAAGTATCATCGTGAATTTCAACGTAAGTGGGAGAACGAACCTTATCTTGGAACAAATCACGTTGGTCAAGATTGCTTTCTCCGTGACCGTAAGACTGGAAATACCTATTCTCTGAACTGCGAATGGCATGGAATGACTGACATTCTTCTGCATAATTTGCGGGATAATTTTGAGGATACTAACTTCATCGGTATTCGTGTTCTTGAATCTCGTGATTCTGGTAATTTTATTCGCCGTTATTGTGGATACTATGGACCTGATTATGATAAAGTAATGTCTTCTTGGAAAAAAGAAAAGGCATTCACCATCAAAAAATCTGGTTATCATTCTTACTTTGGTCTTTCTGCAAGTGCCCTTTCTCAGGAAACTGAGTTTGATGTTGCTGAATGTGCTTCCAAATCTCAAATTAAATCTGCATTTGTGAAGAGTTTGAAGAGTAAAAAGATGAATAAGAAGGTTCTGGGTGAGTTTATTGAATTAGTTGCTTGATAAATAAGATATAAGATAACCCATTAAGAAAATGAGTAGATTTTTAGACCTTATTAATGGAAATCCAGATACTCCTGCTCCCGTAGTCTCACCCACACCTACTCCAGCACCTACTGAAAAGATAGTGGTTGAAAAACCCAAGGTAGTTAGGAAAGAATCAAAAGTAGGAGAAGTAAAATAAAAATATCTACTTGTGAAAACTAAATTCCCATTTGAACACATCGTAAAATACGATACTAAAGAAGTCTGGATTCTTTGTAATAGTGTGACTACTGCTCTGGGTATTCCTGCACTCGTTGAAAAGTATTATCCTGGATATACTGGACATATTGCAAGTGAAGACTATTTGAATAAACTGCGAAACCAGCAGGTCCAATCTTGAAACTGTCACATAGGGGGTCCTACGACCCCCTTTTTTCTTGTATAATAACTTCAGTTAAACAAAACGACCTAACTACATCATGCCCCGCAAAACTGCCGTGAATGACGCCCAACTGATCGAGTCTCTCAAAGAACTCTATGGTCCTGAAATTACTTCTGGCGACCTCAAGGGTTTCTGTGCCTCTCGTTCCCTCAACTACCAAACCGTAAGCAATAAACTGTCCCAATACAAAACTTCCCGTGGCAAATGGAACCTGGAAGTGACACAACAGCGTGTAGAAGAGATTGAGCGTTCTTTTCAGAATGTTGCAGTTCTTCCCGAACACCATCAAAACCTTATTCCCGAAAAAGATGATACCTTCGTCAAGTTTGGTAATTTTAACGACGTTAAGAAAATTATCCAGTCCCGTCTTTTTTACCCTACGTTCATTACGGGTCTGTCGGGTAATGGTAAAACGTTCAGTGTGGAACAAGCGTGTTCTCAACTGAAGCGTGAAATGATTCGTGTCAACATTACGATTGAAACTGATGAAGACGACCTGATTGGCGGTTTCCGTCTTGTGAATGGTGAAACTGCCTGGCATAATGGTCCTGTGATTGAGGCTCTTGAGCGTGGTGCAATCCTTCTGCTGGATGAGATTGACCTTGCCTCTAACAAGATTCTGTGCCTGCAATCCGTTCTGGAAGGTAAAGGTGTTTTCCTGAAGAAGATTGGCAAGTTCGTAAAACCTGCCGCTGGTTTCAACGTGATTGCCACCGCAAACACGAAAGGTAAGGGTTCTGATGACGGTAGGTTCATCGGCACCAACGTTTTGAATGAGGCATTCCTGGAGCGTTTCCCTGTGACCTTTGAGCAATCCTATCCTGCCCCTGCAACGGAACAAAAGATCCTTGAGGGGATTGCTCTGGACCTTGGTGTGGAAGACCGTGACTTCTGCAAGCGGTTGGTTGATTGGTCAGACGTGATCAGAAAAACGTTTTATGATGGTGGTATTGAAGAAATCATCAGCACACGTCGTTTGGTTCATATCATTCGTGCTTATAGCATCTTTAATGATAAAGCGAAGGCACTTCAAGTTTGTATCAATCGTTTTGATGATGAGACCAAACAAGCATTTTTGGAACTCTATGATAAAATTGATGTGGATTTTCAACTTCCCAAAGAAGAAAAACCCGAACTTGAATTGACTATTGAGGGTGGTCACGAAGTTTCTTTCTGATAAAACTTTTTACTGAAAAGTGTTATTCGTATAAATAGTAATAGCACTTTTTAGTTTATTATGACTTATTCGAGAGAACAAAAAATCGAATATAATAAAAAATATCGTCAAAAAATGACGGAAGAACAAAAGGAAGCAAAGCGTCTTGCTGACAGGGAATACTATCAGAAAAATAAAGAAAAATGTAATGAGCGTAATTTGCTTTATTATGAAAATCATAAAGAACGAATAAAAGAAAACGGAGCAAAAAACAACAAA